TTTTATGATAGCAAAAGCTATGTATTCTTAATTAAAATTATTTATGAAATATGAAATAATTAAATTATCGCAGGATTCGATTGACATGTATCTTAGTGATAGGGCACAGCAATCGGCTTCCGGTTATTTTGAAAACCTTACGCGTGGACAGAAACCTACCCAACGTACCCCGCTGTACAAAGATCTTTCTAGTAACGAGGTGTTTGATCTTTGGGTATCATTCCTGAAAGCCCGGATGGAACGCTTTGATAAAGAACGTCCATTAATCGAATATGACTTGTCTAGATTAGAGAAATGTGGTCCCCAAGGTGGACTGAAACCACTAGATGATCGTCTTAGTGATCTATTCGAATATTGGCTACTACCAAGTACCGACGGTATTACTTTTGATGACGAATGTATTGCTCAGGTTCGGAAAGAGCTATTTGGTGGTGTGAGAGACAAACGACCTCTTACAGTCGAAACAGTCGTTAAGAGGGACCAGTATGATGATAAATTAATCACAAACTCAGGTTCTCCCGACTTTGCTAAACGTAACGATCCTTCCGTTTTACGAAAAGCAGTCGAGGACGCAAAGTCCGGCAAATGGTTTGATTATCCTATGATTTTGGGTTCTAGGAGTCAACGAGGAAAAGAAAGATTTATATTCCTCGCACCATTTAGCACTAATATTGTAGAAAAGCAATATTTATACCCGTTGATGGATCATATCCGTAAAACTAACCTACCATTCTTTGCAGCTTGGGAAGGTTTTAATTTTGTTGAAGCTCAGTTTGATCTAACTAACTTCTTCAATCGTGATGTTTCTTACGTACAACAAGATTATACGGCTATGGATAAGTACTTTAACTCAATGCTCGGAGAACTAGTATTCGAGATAACGAAGGACTTTTACCAATCAAGTTACCACGAAGAGTGGAATAAAATCATCCAGCATGTATTTAATATACCGGTCATGACACAGATTGACAAACTAGTCAAAGGACCACATGGACTAATGTCTGGATCGGGTTTAACTAATTTCTTAGAGTCGATAGTGTCGTACTATCTTACTTGTGCTTATGGAAGTAAGTTTCAAGGAAATATGGGGTCCCAAGGTTTAGGCGACGACTTGGTGTTCAACTATAAAAGTGATGCCAACTCTGAGGAAGAAGTGAAGGATGTAATGTTTACCGAAAGCTCCAAGTTAAACTTGGAATTAAGTCCAGATAAGCAGAGGTTCGATAAACACACGACTGTTTACCTTCAAAGATATTTTGATGAACGACTGAATATCAACAAAGGTAATTATCCCAGTATTCTTGCTTTGAATACTGCGATGTATCCTGAGCGGTTCCACGACGCCGCGAAATGGAGTGCAGAGATGGAGACACTCCG